TTCTATCTCGGCTTTGAGTCCATCTCTCCGATGGTTTTTAACGTTTTAACATCGGGGACGTTGTCGTTCTCAGGTTCAATTTTGGAGGGTGCTTTTACCAAGCTTAATACAACGCGTTTGCCCAACAAAAATCTTAGTATGACTACTAATCCAGCTACAAGTGAGAATCGTTTCTACAAGGTCATGAGGAAAATGCAAATATCTGATGCCGGTCAACACTGGCTCGATGTTGTGCTTGATCCATTCAAGGACGTCGATTGTGGTTTGCCTGGCGGGATGCCAGATGAAATTACTACACCTTCGATTGTGCAGGTGATTCCAGGTTCGTTTGATGTCACTGTCCCCGGTGGCATTAGCGGTTCATGGGATTGCAATATCTTTTTCGATCAGTTATGGGCACCAGTCGAGATGTCCTCCTATCCTTTTAGGACTGTGATGGACAATAACGACGGCCTGTTTCTAGATCTTAATGGATCAACAACAGCCGATGGATCCACACGTGGTGGAATTCAAGTTCGAGCAGCTCCAGCAGGAACACCTCTCACACAGGTTACCGCTCAGGCTCCTTATGAACTACAGACGGATTGGGCTACAAACACAAATGGCAACACACAAGCTCGAATCATCGCTATGGGAATGGAGATCCATAACGTCACTGAACCCTTATTGAAAGGAGGTGCCGTTACAGTGTATCGCTGTCCACAAGGCGTTGATCGCGCACAAGTTGCGAATGTGATTGATTCTGCTACCCCCGCTGCGCATGATACTGCATATCAAGCTTTTCAAATCGTAGACCCACCAGACACTGTTGATGAGGCCATTGACCTCCCTCAGTCTCGAGGATGGGATGCTGATGATGGAGCTTATATTGTACCTGCGATCTGCGGTGCTACCAATGAGCCATCTTCTCTGAAGATCGTCTGTCCTTTCACCATTGAGGAGGACACTTCTTTCCTTTATGCTCCCAGTGCTTTGCAACAAAATGTGAATGCGACAACGTATAACATTTTGAATCCGAGCACTCAAGGATCTGAGCAGGAAGGAAGTGCTAAACTCCCGTGGACAGTTTCAGGTGCATTTTTCACTGACTTAAATAATTCCGCAAAGTTGCATGTTAATGTGGCATTGTACATTGAGATTTTTCCAGATAAGGAAAACCCTATGCGAAGAAGTTGTACCCCTTCTCCTGGCTTGGACGCTCGCGCGTTGAAGTTATACAGTGAGATCA